CTGAATGGTTGTTAAAATGTACTGGTAAGAGGTATCGCTATGCTCAGAAAAGTTAAACTTTATGGAGAACTAGCTGACTTTGTAGGTCATAAAGAACTAGAAGCTGTAATAAATTCTACTGCTGATGCAATACGTTTCCTTGTCAGCAACTTTCCAAAGTTAGAAGCTCACATGAGTCAAAGATATTACAAGGTATTAGTAGAGGATTATGAGATAGGAGAGGAGGATATACAAAATCCAATAGGGCAATCGGACATTAGTATCGTTCCAGTAATTGCTGGTGCTGGTGGAGGTTTAGGTAAAACTTTACTAGGGGTAGCAATGATTGGATTAGCTTTTGCTGTTCCTGCTTCTTTAGGTGGTTCTATTGCTTTTACCAAATCAGGAATAACAGGAGGAGCCTTAACTAAAGGTTTATTTGGTATAGGTGCAGCGTTAACATTGACAGGAGTATCTGAAATGTTATTTCCTTTACCTAAACTTCCTGACTTTAGTAATGAAGAAGACCCTAGAATATCATTTAGTTTTAGTGGTATTCAAAATACATCAAGAGCAGGAACCAGTATTCCTTTGTGTTATGGAGAAATTGTAACTGGATCGGTTGTTATTTCAGCAGGAATAGACACTCATCAAGTAGTAGCGGAGAACTAAATTATGAGCAAAATAATTAGGGGAGCCAAAGGGCCACCAGAACCAAGAGAACCAGTAAGAGCCGAAGATACCTTAAATAGTAAAGAGTTTGCTACTGTTCAAGATTTGTTGTCTGAAGGTGAGATCGAAGGTTTTGCAACTCCATCTAAAAGAGGCATAGCTCAAAATAATGCAAATTATAATAATGCCTGTCTTGCAGATATTTTTTTAAACAACACATCAATTCTTAATGTATCTCCTACTTTAAGTAATGCAGACTTTTTAACTAAATTAGAAAATTTACAAGCTACTGATTTTAGTTTTCAAGATGTAACTTTTAAACCTCGATTTGGCACAAGTAGTCAACCCCCTGTGGGAAATGTTGACAATGCTGTATTAACAAAACAGAGCAATAATATTGATCCTACACATACCAACGCTGTAACTCAAAGTGGTAATCCTGGTCCTGCTGATAGCCCAAACATAAGTACTAATAAAGATGCTGTGGAAGTAACAGTAACCTTTGGAGCGTTACAGAAGTTTGAAACTAACGGGGACATTTTAGGAACAGAAGTTACTTTAAAAATTCAAAGGCAAATAGATAATGGAAGTTTTGTAGATAGATTAACAGATACGATAAAAGGTAGAAGTGCTGATCCATATTCTAAAGAGTATCGAATAGATCTTCCTGATACTTACAGTCAAGCAAAGATAAGAGTTGTAAGAGTAACGGCTGATAGCAACCCAGATGAAATACAGGATACTTTTTCTGTTACAAGAATGGAAGAAATATCTGACGATGTAAGGACATATCGAGATTGTGCCTACTCTACATTGAGACTAAGTTCTCAACAGTTTAGTTCTGTACCTCAAAGAGCTTTTCGTATTCGTGGAATAAAAGTAAGAATACCAGCAGCAAATGGCGGTTTAACACCAACAGTTGATTTAGCAACTGGCCGTATAAATTACCCAGAAAATTATGTTTTTAACGGAACAATGGGTGCTGCTGTATGGTGTTCATGCCCTGCAATGGTATTGCTTGATATTTTGACCAATAAACGCTACGGGTTGGGAGATCAAATCGCACCAGATCAATCAACTGATGCAAAAATGTATGAAAATATTGATTTATTTGGCTATGTTGCTGCTAGTAGATATGCAAATCAAATAGTTACAAATGAAGATGGAAGTGAAGAAGCTAGGTTTAGTTGTAACGTAAGTATTCAAGGATCTTCAGAAGCATTTGACTTAATAAATGAACTATCTGGGGTTATGCGAGCATTTCCTATTTGGCAAACAGGAACTATAACTCTTTCGCAAGATAGACCAACTGATCCTAGTTATTTATTTAGTTTATCAAACGTAGGAGAAGGAGGATTTTCATATTCTGGTAGCAGCTTAAGACAAAGACACTCAGTTGTAAGTGTCGGTTATTTTAATATGGATAGTAGAGAAATAGATTACGAAGTAGTAGAAGATAGTGTCGCTATTGCAAAATTAGGCACAGTAGTTAAGAGAGTAAAAGCATTTGCTTGTACATCAAGAGGTCAGGCAAAAAGACTTGCAAAAGCAATTTTATTTAGTGAACAACAGGAATCAGAAACAGTTACCTTTACAACTTCTATTGATGCTGGTGCAATCGTAAGACCTGGAAGTGTTATTCAGATAAACGACCCAGTAAGAAGTGTATCCAGAAGATCAGGAAGAATAAAATCTGCAACTACAACTGCTATAACAGTAGACAACGATCAGGACTTAGCTGGTTTTGCTGGTATTAATAAAAAATGTTCTGTGATTTTACCCAATGGTGATGTAGAAGAGATAGCTTGTACAGTAACAGGAAGTGTCATAACTTTAACAACAGCTTTAAGTGCTGTTCCTAATGTAAATGCAATATGGATGTTATCTAGTGAGCCATCAAGCCCAGGGCAAGCTGGTGCGGTAAAACCTCAAACTTTTAGAGTTATTAGTATTGAAGAACAAGATGATATAAATTATACGATTACTGCTCTAACTTATATTGCTGAAAAATATAACAACATAGAGCAGGGAATTAGTTTGCCTCCAAGAAATATATCGCTCCTAAATTCGTTGAAAGCACCTCCTAGTGGACTTGCTGCTGTAGAGCGAATTGTAGTTATAAACAACTTAGCTGTATCAAAAATAATTGCTTCTTGGGAAGTTAGAACAGGTGTCAGTCAGTATCTTGTACAACATAGATTTAATAATGCAAACTGGATAAGTGAAATAGTATTTAGACCAGATATAGAAATACTTAATAGTCAAGAGGGTACTTATGAAATTAAAGTATTTTCTTTCAATGCAGCTTTGCAATTATCTGCTGAAGCAAGTTTTATAACTTTTAACGCTCAAGGTAAAACTGCAAGACCTAGTGCAGTTCAAAATTTATCTTATGAACCGTTAGATAATAAATCTATAAGATTAAGATGGGATTTATCTACTGATCCAGACGTTATTCATGGTGGAAGAGTATTTTTAAGGCATAGTACTAAGACTGATGGATCGGGTACTTTTCAGAACTCTGTTGATCTAATACCAGCTATTGCTGGAAACAGTACGATGGCAGATGTTCCAGCATTAGAAGGAGAATACATTTTAAAGTTTCAAGATGACGGAGGTAGATTTAGTCAAAATGCAACAAGTGTAATTATTGATCTCCCAGATCAAATAGATAGTAAGCGAATATTAATTGATAGGGAAGATACAGACCCAAATCCATTTGGAGGTGAAAAAATTAACACTTCAGAAGTTGGTGGTGGACTTCAGCTTACTAATCCAGCAACAAGTTTAACAGGTACTTATGACTTTGCAGTAACTATGGATTTAGAAGCTGTATATTCTGTCAATTTAAAAAGACTTATAGAAGCTATTGGTTTTGCTATTGGTGGTCAAACAATTACTGCTACTTATGTAAGGACAACTGCAACTATAAGCGGTCAAAGTCAAACCGTTATAGAAATAACAAGCAATAGTCATGGAAGATCTGTCGGTGACTATGTTAATTTTGTTGCTCTAACGGGAGGAGCTACAAGTGGTGTGAATGAAATAGTTGCTGTTACTACTAACACTTTTCAGTTCTTAGCAACTGGAAGTGCAATTTCATCTTCTAACTGTACCTTTGCTTTTGTTAACACAATAGATAATTTAATACCAGCAGGATCTTTTTGGGATGATTATGCTACTGGAGGTAATTTTGACGGTCCATCTATAGATGATGTGAGTGCTTCTTTATCTGTAAATGTAACTCAAGATGACCCTAGTTCTGGATCTCCTTCTTACTCAGGCTTTCAAACGTTTGCAAACGGCACATACAAAGGAAGAGGTTTTAAATTTAGGTGTACTCTGAAATCTGAATCTGTTGCACATAATATATCTGTACAGGAATTAGGAGTTACTGCTGCTTTTGAGGCTAGAACAGAAAGATCATATATAGATTCTTCAAATGTAATCAGAACAAGTCCAATAACTTCTAGCACCTCTTCATCTGGTACAACAGTCACATTTGCAAATTCATTTTTTACTGGAACGTCAGATTTGGGAGGAGTAAATGCTTTTCCTCCCTCTATTGGTATAACAATAGAAAATGCTTCGTCAGGAGATTATTTCGTGCTTTCAAGTATATCTGGTACAGGTTTTAATATAAAAATTAAAAATGGTAATAGTTTTATAGCTAAAGATTTTACGTTTCAAGCTGTCGGTTATGGTAAAGGGGTGTAATATAGAAGAAAGTATTTTTTAGATGTCCACATTTCAAAGAGGCGATAAGAATATAGCAAATGCTTCTGGGCAAGTTGTTCGAGAAGATATGGAGGATACTTTAAAAGCTACTGCTGCCAATAATTTTGGACCGTTAAGTGGTGCAGGAACAATATTACCAGCAGAGTTTGTTGCAGATAATTCTACAACTCCTAAAAGATTATTAATTAGAGCAACAAGTGGTGGAGATCAAGCTCTTCAAACGGATAGTAATGCAGCAACTTTCTATGAAGTAGGTAAATTAGATCAGGCAAATTTAGGTTTATTACCAAAAGCAGGGGGAACGATGACAGGTCAACTGTTAGGTGATGATGGATCTCTTAATGGTAGTCCTGCGTATTCTTTTGACGGTGATACTGATACAGGAATGTTTCGCAATTCTGCAAATACTCTTGGTTTTTCAACAGCAGCAGTAGAAAGAGCAATTATTGATGCTAATGGTCTAACTCTTAGAGCAAGAGGAGATTTAAGACTAGGAGATTCAGATAGCAGTCATTACATAGGAATACAAGCTCCTGCAACAGTAACAAGCAGCCAACAAGTAACTTTTACCGCACCAGTAGACGGAACTAATGGTCAGGTATTGCAAACTAATGGATCAGGAGTCTTATCATTTGCAACCTTTGGTAGTGTGCCAGTTGGTGCAATATTCTGTATGCCCGAAACTTCAGTTCCTACTGGATATGTTGAATGTAATGGTCAGTCATTAAATAAAACGCAAAGTGCTAATACTGCTTTGTTTAGCTTGATTCAATACAAATACGGTGGATCAGGTAACAACTTTAATGTTCCAGATTTAAGAGGACAATTTGTAAGAGGTGTAAATACCAGTAACTCAGGACTTGATAATAATAGGGGTATTGGTTCAACTCAAGGCAGTCAAAACCAAAGTCATAACCATAGTTATGGCAACAACAGTATTACAGTATCAGGTGCAAATCATAATCACAGTATTAGAAAATTATCATTACAACCTTCTATAGCAAGCGTAGCGATCACACTTGGTTCTGGTCAAAGTTATCAAATTGGTTACTCAACAAGCTTTAGTGGTGACACTAACCAAGCTATTAATACAAGTGGCAATTTATCTATGTCTGGATCAGTTGGTATTACTATAAATAATGCTGGAGGAAGCGAAGCAAGACCTAATAACGTAGCATTAATGTACATTATTAAATTATAACTATGGCAATCGAACCAGGGATCTATAACTTTACGCTTCAGAGAAGATCGGATCATACGATTCCACTTATTTTTAAAGATTCTAATAATGCTGCCATAAATCTTACTGGATTTACTGTAGCTGCACAGGTCTGGGAAGAGACACGCACCACAAAATATGCTGACTTTTCTGTGACTTATACTGATAGATCGGCTGGATCTGTAAGTATTACTCTTACTGACACCCAAACTGCTACATTCACTCCTGATCTTTTAAAATATGATGTTTTATTAATTGATGGTGCAGGGTCTAAACAATATTATTTAGAAGGTACAATATTTGTAAGCGAGGGCTACACTTCAACATGAGTTCAGTTAACATTACAACCGAAAGAAACACCGTTACCGTTAATGGTGATACCAATGTTGTTACGGTAGCAACAAGAGGTCCGCAGGGTCCTCAATTTAGTACAAGCGGTGTAAACTTAAATGATTCCAACAAAG